TGGCTGGCTTGATGTTACATCAATACGCAAAACTCCGATGACGTGTTCGTTGATAATCTTGCCTACTGTTGACGCCGATAGCCCGACTGACGGGGCGAGGAAGGCGTCAGCAAGTTCTGTATTATCAAGTTCAAACGCAGTCTCATCAGCATCCCAATCATACACAGATGCACTAATCTCGTTGAGTGACAACTTAATCGCGGAAGGCTCTGCCGACAGAGGCGACATTGACCAAGCAATAACTTCAAACGGTTTCTCAACCCACCCTGCACGGGAATTAGTGATTTTAACTACGTCTCCAACCTGAACCTGAAAAGCACGGAAGCCAAAGTCTGCGGATATTAAAATCTGCTGACGGTTGCGATACAAGAGAATTTTGGCAATTCTCTGAGCGCGACTGCTGCTACTGGTAAATGGCAAATCCAGGTCCGTTCGGCTCTCCTGCTGATTGTCCACCGTGATAAATTCGGTTGAGCGAACTTCTGGGTAATCAGTTTTAATCCAGTCGCTTTCTTCGCCGCGAAACTCGCCAGCCACAATGTTGTAGTTTTCACGCCGACTGCGGCGGGTCTGAATGTCAACATTGCTTCGCAAGTCGTCCTCATCGAATGTTATCGTCGGCGTTACATACGCCCCAGCCTTGACCCTGAACTTTCCTTGTGCATACCAGATTGAGCCAGCCATAGCCTGTGTCATTTTATCAATGATAGTTTCAGGCGTGGTGTCTGTGGTGAATGAGCCGTTTATTGTATATCTGTCCTGAGTGCCGCCTGAGGCTAATGCTACATCTTCGGCGCAGATGTTTGCTGCCGCAATAAAAGATGTATCGTCAATCTCGGACGCTTCCGCGTTGACGCCATACTCTGATGTCAGGTAATCGCGCAAGATATATGCTGCGTTGTCAGACCACTCAGTTACATCAGTGTTTGGATTATATATTTTCTTGCCTTTGACCACTGCGCTGATTGATGGTTCGCCCTGCGGGAAGCTGTTGGCGTTAAATGTCATCTTCACATATAAATATGCGACACCTTGAAGCCTGTGGTCGGGCGTCCAAAGACCGCTTTCTTCAACTAGGTTCTGGTCAGCAGATTGATTGTCAGAACCAAGATGTGGTGTAACGAAAACCTTTCCTGCATATTTCTCAGGCGATATAACATCGGCAAGCGTCTCACCCAATGTTGTGGCAAATATCAACTTTTCATCGTTGAAATAAACTTCCTCAACGGCTTTAATCTCGTGACCGGCCAATGCGATGACTAACTGAAGGTCTTTGTTGTCCCTAGTTGTATCCTTGTAGACAATAACGCCGCCGACCTTTTGCCTACCATAGATAATGGCGTGGTCTGCCGCAGGTGCAACGCCTGACAGGTCATATCCGCTTGTGTTTTGTTGACTAGGAACCTTTGGCCCAAGAACGGAAGCGGCAAGACTGAGGCCAACAGTTTTTACCAACCCTGCGAACAGCGCGCTAGTTGAATACAGGCCAGTGAAATACATCCCCACGGTTGTTGATGTAAGCCAAGCAACGACTGGCATGATTGGTGCGGCACTCGCGGTGGTGGTCGTCAGTAAGAGAACCCAAAGAATTTTAATAAGCATTAGTCCACCGCCCAGAATATATCACCATCTTGCACGGGTAAGAATACCACACCTTCGCGGGAAATAAACGCAACAGTTTCGCCAATACAGACGCCCAGAGCGACCTCGGTTACACCTGATGCGTCTACCCTACCAACTATGCTGCCACGAGGCGGCAGGACAACGTCTAGGCGTTCCAGACGCGCATCAATGGCATCAATAATAGTTGCGAACCCCTGCTTCTCTAGCAGGTCTGCATACCACTTCTTCGCAGTATAAGCTGTCTTGTAACCGCCACACCAATCTGCCGCGAATTGTTCGCCGGTCATAGCCTCATGCGCTGTATTGGCAAAGGTCAAGCAATCATTCGCGCCCCACTGAAAACGCAAGTCACGAACATCATCGATGTATTCGTTTAGTTTGTTTGACCAATCATCCCGCTTCATTATCGCCCCCAAGCAAACTTCTTCTGTTGCAAGCTCTCAACAAACTCAAACCCTTTGTCGTTAGGAAAGCGGGACTTTTGGTTTGCATCTGTATATCTACGATTTCTTGGCCGTTGCAAATCAATCAATCGGCTTTCAACCGCGACAGAAATCTGCGATGTCTCTGGCCCTTCGTCGATATTCATCTGGTCTATGTAGCCAGAAAAGATTTGAGTTACTGTATCGCGGAAACCACCTTCACCTAATATGGCACTGCTGTCTTGATTTAGTATCAGGTGACCATTTTGCTGAGTTAATCTGTCGCCAGTTACATCGAGTGTCCCAAAATATATAAAACACTTGCGCCCTTGGTATGGCTCATTGATGGCAAGGCTAATCATCTCGCTTGGCAATCCACTAAGCGTCAGCCTCGCGCCCTGCGCTGAAATGTCAGATGTTTCATCAATAGCAGAGACGGCAATCATATTACCCGAACCAGTGTAAACATTGCCACCAAATTCCAGTTCTCCAACACCAGACCAGAACCTAAGTATTGAAGTGTCAAAGAATAACTCAATGGCGAAGAACGGATGAATTACATCATCTGATAATGTCTCTATTAAGTCAGAAGGAATATCACGGCTCATCTAACTGCCTCTTGTGCCCCGAATGTGATGCCGAAATGAGTAATCTCATTTATGCTCCACTGCGTTTCGTTAGATGATAGTCTGAAAACACCTTTGGCGTTTGAAACAACAACGGCAGAACCGTCTGCCGGTGCGCTTCTCATCGACGGATAAATGTCAATCGCCGCCTTGCCGCCTGCTGTTGTATCAACGTCGCTTAACACCTTGTGTAATGTTGCATTTGACCCTATGCCTAACTGGATGTAATCACCAGCCTTCAAGTAGCCAGTTGCGCTTGCTGGCAACCCATCGATGGAAAGTGACCCTCCGGTCTGGCTTGCGCCATCGACAACAGGTGTTCCGGGTGTAGAAGCCGCAGAGCCGCGAGGTGTCGCGCCAGACGGGTCACCGAGTAGGAACGTCCCCTGAAAGCCCTTTAGTTGCAATAAGAATGAGACCCATTGCTCTGCGTCATCTCTAGTCATAGGCGGAAGGGAAATATCCGCTTCCCAAGCCTGACCACCATAGGAAACAACTTGCTGCTTGAATGTGAATGGTGACTGTGAAATGCCGACAGAGTTCTTAGTGCGAAGCACAATAGACCTGATGCCGGATACAGTCGGTAAACTTAGCGGATATACAATAGCCATTAGAACGCCCTACTAAAGTTGCCGCCACGTTGCTTGGCATCTAGCACTGCGGCCTTTGACGCCTCTGCAATCTGTGGCATAAGTTGTGCGATTTCGGTGCGGACTGTCTGAGCCACGCCAGTGGTGATGTTGATTGTCTGGTTAACAACTACGCCAGAGCCGCCGCCGAGTTTATTGTTGGGGACAATCGTTCCTGAAGAATTTGGCAAAAATAGCTCCGGCCCTCTTTCCCCGACTACTGACATTCTGCCGCTTTGAACAGACCCGCCGATAGCGTGTGCTGTCGGCATCCCAAGACCTAGTGCGCTGGCCAATGGGCCTGTGATGCTTTGCTGAATGGCCATGCGGATTAAATCGTTGATGATGCTTCGCGCCATATCCTTAAAGGCGTCTTTCGCGCTTTTTGTTCGGTCAATAATACCGACAAGTGCGTCCTCGAAACTTTTCATGCCTTTGTTAGATATGTCGCTGATTGCCTTATCCATCGACGGTATGGTTGACGCATAATCATCAAACCCCTGTCTCAAGGCTTCAAATTTTTCCTCTTGCTCGACGACGGTTCCGGTTACTTCCTTCAACTTTTCATTTAATTGTTCTTGAGTTAGCCGTAGGTTTTGACCGGCGTCTGCGGTCTCGAGTGATTTAAGCCTTAGTGCCTCAAGGTGTTCACCCAACATAACAAGAGGCCCTGCAAGAGAAACCCCGTCAAGCAAACCAAAGAAGTTCAAAGCTCTGCGCGTTTCCTCAAGTGCTGAGACAACGTTAAACGCGGCCTGAACCATTCTGGTCTCAAAGTTACTTGCGAAGTCCTTGATAACGGGAACACCGTCTTTCAATTCCGTTGTTACAAAGTTCACTGCCTTAGCAAGACCCTCACCGATGGCACGGGACAATTCTGGGACATCGCGCAAGATGTCGGACAGTGCTATGGCCAGTGAATTAATTGCATCGTTAAGACCGGCCTCGCCGATTTGACGTTGGAAGTTTGCAAAGCTGTCGCCAAGGTTTGAGAACGCACCGTTTAAGGTTTTTGCTTGCTCCGCAGTTGCACCGGCAAACTTTGTTCTCCCCAATTCTTCCAGGTAACCCTGAATGGCTGTCGCGTCTTTTTTGATTGAAGTCTCTACGCCGCCAAAGGTGAAGGTTACTTTATCGCCCTCACTTCGGGCCTTGATACCAAACTCTTTCAGGCGTTCAAACTCACCCACAGCCGCGTCTGCGGCGGCTTCGACAAATTGCTCAAGGGTTTTACCTGTGCCGCTTGCTACGTTGCCCAAAGCATCAAGCGCAGAAATTGTTGGGGTTAAACCCAACGCAATCATTTTGTTGAAACTTTTTACAACTTCCTCAACGCTAAACGGCGTTCGAGAAGCAAAGTCCTCTAATACATTAAACGCCGCCTTTGCTTTTTGAGTAGAGCCAAGGAAGGTTTTTAAGGTCGCCTCAAGTGATTGAAAACTTCTGTTGGTTTGGATGACGGATTTAACAAATGCGCCAAAACCAGCCGCGCCAACAAGGGCGACGATACCAGACTTCACGCTGAATATGCTTTTTCGGACTTTATTAAGTCCGCCACTTACTGACGCAAACGCCGCCTTTGTTTTATCAAAGGCTATGATAGGAATTTTAAGAGGTGTTACGGCCATTGTTCAAATGCTCCAAGTATGCGACCCACTCGATGAGTTCATTGTAAGGCATTTGTTCGATTTCGCCAATGGTCTTACCTAAACGGTCGGCCAAGGCGATAACCACTATGCGGTCATCGCTCAGTCCTTTTTTACGTCGTCCACCTGAGAAATTTCGCCCATCAATTCACCGGCAACACCAGAGATGACGCCAACTGGTTGGCGCATTAATACCGGCTTGTCGGAAACATCGAATGCCTTGTTGCCTTCGGCATCCAAGGCTTTCAAAATAACCATATCGACAAGAGCCTCGATGGTCATGTTATTCAAGAAATCAGGATGTTTGCGCTGAATTTTGTTAAAATCACCACAACTTAGTGGGGTGGCGAAAAGAACCAACGGCTCGTTTTCGTCACCCCATTGTTCAACCTCAACACGCTTTGTGTCGGTGATTGTTTTTGCGCTAATGCGCTCGCCTAGTGCAGACATAGTGCCACCCCTTGTCTGTTAATGTTAAACGGTTGTTTCAGTTAGTGCGCCTGTGCCTTGAACACTCAAAGACATTTCAACCATACCGTCAAAAGCGGCGGTGATTGAACGGCCAGTCACAATGCCTGAGCCTGTGTAATAAGTGTCGCCAGCAGTATCGCCTTCTGGATAAACAGAGAAGGTGATAGTTGCGCCAGCATCAACAGCATTTTGTGCTGTGTCTGTTTCGTCAAAGAAAACTTCGAAAGACGCGGTGAAGGTCGTAAGACCAGCAACGTATGTCCGTGCTGACAGACCCATCGTTGTGTTTTCGATGGTCTCGCCAGAGCTTTCGATTGTGTATGAACGGATTTCACCAAGCTGGTCGCTTCCGATTTTCACAGTGCCTTCGCTACCTGTATGTGTTGCCATAATTTAAGCCTCTTTAGTTAGGGTTGTTTCAGTTGTTGGTGTTTTAGCCTTCACCTCGGCTTTTGGCTTGGCCTTCTCAGTAGCCCAACCCTTCCGTGAAAGGCTCTCAACTTTGTCTTCCCAGACTTCCATCGTGTCAGAACCTTTGTAAACTGTAATTCGCTTCGCCATAATATCAATCCTATACAGCAGTTTCAATGTCGTTTTCGAGTGTAGCATACAAAACCTCAACCGTAAAACTTCCAACGCCAACAGGCTGGTCGCCTTCCCCTGCGTAGGTTGCCTCAAAGCGGGTGACTTTTGTATCCTTTGCAAAGCCGCCGCGTGTTACGTCGGTTGCAAGTGCTTCACTAATTTCAACGCCGATTGTGTCCAGCGTGTCGTCGATGTTTGTTGTGCCTTTTACATAAGCCTCGACCATAACCTCAAGAGACCGCATTTGTGTTCGAGGCAACGACAAGGTTGTGTATTCCACATCTTCGCTATTGGTGTAGATGCAAAGTCCGGCAACCTTGGCTTCGGCAAGCGGGTAAAAGCGCGTCTGATAAACATTCGCGCCGGTCGTTGCCAGGCCGGTCAAGGTTGTTGTTACGTTATCCCTGATGGATTTGCGAACGTGTGCCATCTACTGCTTCTCCAGAACAAGCGTTGTTACGCCAGTCCCATCCGGTTGCACGACAGTAATCTTGTAAGTTACGCCTGACACTACAAGTGTGTCGCCCTCTGCGGCAGAGGCGACGGATGCGCTGGCGCACTGAAAGCGTGGCTGATTGATTGCAAAAGCCACGCTACCGCCACTGTCAAGCTCCAGGTATTCTTGGTCATAAATGCCGCGAACAGCTACAGGTGAGCCGCCCTGCGGTGTATAGGATGCAGTGACCGCAAAGTCGTCAACCTCAAAGAAGATTGCCAGTTCAGTTGCGGTTTCAACAGCCATTACTCAGCCTCTGGCGTTTCGATGTCAGTGACTGCGCGATTAGTCGACTTCTTGACTACTTTTTCTTTCTTAGGTTGCGGAGCAGATGTTGGCTCAACGCGACCCATTGCTACAAGCGAACTGCTTTCGTTCGTGTCGTTAAGTTCGATTACATCACCGGCTTGCACTCGTTTGCCGCCAGCTACTGTGTTCTTCAATACTAAATAAAACATACTTCCACCCTACATAATAAATAAAAGGTCAGGAGAGAGGCCGAAGCCCCTCTCCCTCACTTGTGTTTAATCGCCTACGAATTGTATGCGAATGAGACAGCGTGTCTAACCGCAATATCGGCGGTTTGGAGGGCCGTCACGTTGACAGTTCCGCTTGTGCTGTTGCTGTATGGGTCAACAACAATGTCCAGACCGCCATAAAGGCCAATCAGGGCATCAGCGAAGTTGCCGAAGAACAAATCACCAGCAGTGACTTGGTTCGAAACAATGGCGTTATAACCATTGATTTGGCCATCTGGGCCGACTACGAACTGGCCTGAACCAGCATCTTTCAATGCTGTTTTCAGCGCACCATACATAGAGGCTGGCAAGATGTAGGCCAAGTTGCCCAACAGGGCGTTGTCTTCTGCAACGGCAGTTTCCATTGCAACAACTTCTGCGAAGGTTGGATTTGCACCAGCGAAAGCTGTTGGCGTGTTGATGCCAGCAGTGTTCTTAATGCCAGTAGGCTGGCCAGAAGTGCCTGAACCTTGAAGCGCACCGCTGTCGATTGCCAAGGCGATGCCTTGAGCAAGGTCGTTACGGATGAGGTTCTCAATGTCCAAAGAAGACTGCTGCATCATAAGTCGCGTAATTTGCGTATGAGCTGCAACCACGCGTGGGGTCATTGTAACTTGACCGAAGGTAGGCTCGCTCTCAGCAGAGGCAGCACCTTCAGTTGCAATCCAACCAGCAGACGAAGCGGCTGATTTCTTAGGAATAGCAACATTGCCTTGCAGACCGTTAAGAACGGTTGCACCGGCGGCCATTACGCTTGAAGCGTTGCGAAGCACGTCAATGAAGTCGCCGCCACGGAAGTCATCAGCAAACAATGCAGATTCGTCAGTGCTGTTTAGATCACGCTTCCAGTTGCGTAGAACCTCAGCAGGCAAAAGGATGCCCTGAGCTGTGCGACCATATTGATCTGCCGCTGCGCGTGAACACTCAAATTCAAAGGCTGCCGCCTCTTGAGCGCGACGATCGCTAGGGTTTGCAAGAGCGTGAATGGCGCGCATAAGAGAGAAACGCTGAGTCTCTTTCTTGGTCAAGCCAATTTCTTGCTCATCAAGAGCGCGCTGTGAACCAATGCTCTCAAGCAGTTCGCCACGGAACTCCTCAATGCTTCGGCCTTCTTGGATCGCTTGGCGAGCCATATCGCTCTTGTTGTGACGAGCGCCTAACTCAACGATCTGAGCGGCGTTCTTTTGTGCGGCTTTGCGGGCTTCTGCCTCGACTGCCGCGATATCTACAGTGTTTTCTGACATGATAGATTCCTCTTTAAAGTCAGTTTTAATCACGGGTTCGGGTGAAGCTTCGCTAGACCGACCCACGCCAACTGTCACATCGGCGGGAATAGAGACAAGCGATGCCTCCATGGGACGCCAGGACTTAGCCACATAAGTGTCCTTATCCTTGCGCTCCATTTTATTGATGGTATAACCAACACTGATGTTGGCGCGGATGCCATCAACCACATCCTCGAACGCATCTTTGGCAAGCCCGTTTCTTCCAAAACGAACAGTCGCACGGAGTCTCCGTGCCGAGCCATCAAGTTCGACAGATTCTACAACACCCACCTGCTTAGACGGGTCGTGATCAAGCAATAAAGGCGCTCGACCACTGTTTAAGAACGAAAGGTCAACGGCT